ATGAATAGCATCATGCCGTCTGCGGTCTGCTCCCACTATTCGACCATTGGCGTTGCCGAGTCGCGCCGCTTCGAGTATTGGAACGACGTGGTGTTGCGTCACTGCATTCCGGCCGCCAGCGTGCCCATGGCTGGGGTCGACTTTGACGCCCGGCTTGCGGTACGCGGGGTGGGGATGGTGGATATCTGTTCGTTGTCTGCGCCGTTGCACCGCTGGGAACGCACCGCACGTTATCTGAGGCAGGGGCCAGACGACGATCTGTGGCTGGGCTATATGCAAGGCGGGTACGGCCAGCTTGAACAGGGAGGTCGCAAGGCGGCGCTGGCGGCGGATAGTCTGGTGTTATACGACGCCGCGCAGACGTTCAGTTTCAGCCTGGGTGGGGGCGATAATCACCTGGTGCGGATCCCGCGGCATCTGCTGAGTTGTCGTTTGCCGAGGATTGAAACGCTCACCGCTATGGTACTGGACGACAGTCGGCCCGGCGTGATTCCACTGCGTGAAATGCTGCGTCAGGCGACAGCGATGCCCGCGTGTCTGGACAACCCAGATATTTCTGGCCGTTTCTCCCAGACGATGCTGGATCTGCTGGTGCTGAGTCTGGAATTGCAGGATCTGGATAACGTGAGTGCTGAGCGCGATCTGTACGCCAGGATGATGATTTACATTCGGCGGCAGCTTGTCGATCCAGATTTGAACATTGAGAGCCTGGCTCGGGCGCACCATGTTTCCATTCGCACCGTCACGCGTGCTTTCGCCCGCCACAAAAAAACGCCGATGGCCGTGATTTGGCAGGAGAGGCTGCGAGCGAGCCGAGAGGCCCTCGAACGCGGACGAGTCAGTAGCGTGTCCCAGGCGGCGCTGGATTTCGGCTTCTCTGATTTCTCTCATTTCAGCCACGCCTTCCGCAAAGCCTTTGGCATCTCGCCTCGCTCATTATTGCCCAAAGAGCAGCAGGGAGCGACGCCATCGAACAGGCACCCCGGGTCAGACTCCTGAGTCTGCGCGGTATGAGTGAAAGCTGCGCGTGACGGAAGGCGCTCCCAGGCGTTGCGGCGGCAGGTGGATGACACGATGGCGTTAGTGTTTTAGCGACTGGAAATGATTTGAATATCCCGGCTTAGCGCGGGGTAAGGGTATGGGGGCGCATTGCGCAGACTCGGCTTCTTTAATCGTATTTAACATAATATACATTATGCGCACCAATGGTGATCGACGCAGAAAAACACTTTTTCTGCTCACCCGATTACGAACTGCGACAACATAGGACGAGGAATTTTTGCGGTAGCGCGACGGCTCATAACCTGATTGCGGCAAACTACCGCAAAATGAATTCGTTTTCCTGAGCCCGTCTAACTCAGGGTCGTTCACCCAATCAGGCATTTTTGCCTGATTGAATCCACGCTCCCAAAAGTGTTTTTGTGCAATGCTGACACAAATCCAGCCTCAGACACTCTCCGTCACCGAAAATTGATTCATAACCTGCAACGCGGTCTACAGACAGAAACTCCTGAAATTCCGAGGTTGCCAGTTCAGCCCGACGCCCGCAACGATCGCAAATTTTGGCGGATAGAGACAAAACCTCAACTTTTGAAAACTGCTGCATAGAATAGTACCCTCATAAAAATGTTTTGCCAGCGCTACGCTCGGCCAACCCCGGACAGCACCAGAATGAATTCTGGCACTGTCCGAGGTTTCAGATAAAATATTATTCGAAAGCAACCACTTAACCAGCAAAAAAATTAGCAAGGAATGATGACCATGTTTAGCATAAAAAACAAACACTTAAGAAAGAAAGCCATATTACCTGCTGCCTTTGTATGTATATTTGCAATGCTAATTATAATATCACTTATGGCGTCATGGTTATTTAATGGAAGCTTGTCAGGCGGATTGCTTTTATCAGCTTTTTTCTCAATGTTCTGTGTAACTGGATGGAGCCACTATAATAAAATAAAAAAACTAGATGAATTGATGTCCAGAAAAACAATTCATAACTACATGAAAATTAATAAAATTACCGAGACAAACAAAATTTATTGCTCTAACTGCCATTCAAATAGAATATCAAGCAGAAATCATGTAACAAAAGCTTTTAGAGAGTTCTATTGTTCCATGTGCGGCGAAACACTGTACTATGTTGAACGAAAGGATTTCATATAAAATCAGTTTGTTATAATATAAATGTTTTTTTCGCTGCTATGATAACCCCGGACAGCACCAGAATTCATTCTGGCACTTACCGGCGTTTCATATATAATGATCCGGCTTAGACATACAGGCAATAAACAGAGCCGTAAATTAGTAATCGGTTCTCCAAATCCGGTGACGCGCCCTCCTCGCCCAAGCTGCGGTGAGCGAGTCACCGGATTTTTCGCACCTGTAAAACAATAACAATATCCGTTTTTGTTGAATCGCTACCCTTGCTGGTCAAAAACGGAAACAACGAAAACCCCGTCTTAGTATCAGTATTTTTGTTATCGGCCAGACCACCAATCAGAATAATATCCCCATCTCTCAATGAGATGTCAGTAGAAATTGCCCGTTTAATTAGTGTTGGTGACTCGTTAACACCATTATCAGTAGTGGTGAAATTAGATAGCTCCTGTGACAGATTCAGGTCAATCACACTAAAGCGAACCTCCGGCAAAATTTTAAAAATTATTCCCGAGTCTTTGTAATTCACTGACTGAACGGCCGATTGCCCCTGATAACTAACAGTTCCCAGCGTAGGAGTTGAACTGCCAACCGAAAATTCAGCCTGAGAACCTGAACGCGCCCGCAATGTGGGGGCCGAAACAGTAGTAAATCGCGAATCTGTGTTAAACAGTTCAACCAGCGCACTTAGTGATCCTGTGCCAATTTTCAGAAAATTATCATACCCTCTCGCTGAACTGCCACCAATTTGTAAATTCAGTTTTGAATTCAATAAATTAACAGCCAGTTGCAGACCTGAACCCGTTTTCGACGTACTCTGCACCTCATAAACATAGCCAGAAACCAGAACTTCATCAGCCGGAATATCTACCAATGGCAGCGCCTCAGAAACACGTCTAATCTCAGATTTTGTACCGAAAAAAACCAACATGTCAGCAGCCGTTTTCTCACCGCCTCCAGAGAACTGACCACCGTCACTGGCTAATGATTTCATCTGCGATGACAGATAATCGACAGACCGGTACAGGGGTTTATAGGTGTAGCTGAATTTCGGCAAAACTGTTTTTTCTGCTGATTGAGAGGGTACATAGTAGAAATCGACACCATTTTTTGTTTGAGATTTAACGCCGATATCAGCCATGTAATCAATAAAAAATTTTCTAGCGTCCTGCTCCGGCATAAGGTGAAAAGAAACATTTTTGTTAGTCATTGCTACGACATCGGGAGACAAACGAAAAGGCGTTTTCAGAATTTGAGTATAAAAAACGCTCAGAGCATCAGGCACTGGTGTCGATTTGAGTTCGAAATCCACCCCTGAGGCGGCAGCATCCACAAAAAAGGGAAACAGCAGCATTGACGAAAGAAAAACAGTTTTTTTCATTTTTGCACCCCTGAACCTGACCATGTCGTAACAACCTCGCCATCTAAAATGCCACTGATTACAGAACCGTTAACAGTAAAACCCGCCGCTGGTTCGACCCGCTGACGTCCATCCGCACCAGACAAAACAACAAAACGCCCCGTCTTATCCCTGATAACACCGATAACACGCCACTGTCTGGAAACCACTGGCCTCGATACAGATACCTGAACAGAATTCGAATTCGTTTTAGCCTGAACAGCACTATTAGCTGTCAATTCTGAATCCGTTTTGTCATCAACATTTTTCCCCAACCCGTCACCATGAAAAAAACCCCATAAAAACCAAACTCCCGAGAGACCAACAACCGCAAAAAAAATAATGCCAAACCAGAGTAGACCAGAGGAAAAAATGCTTTGTCTTTTATCAACTGTTTTTTCCTGACCGTTACCATCATAGGACTGATAGAGTGGGAATATTTTTTTATCATAATTATAATTTCGTTTGCTGGTTAACTCCGATTTAAACAGTTTTGCACCTGAATAAATTTCAACGCGATAACTGGAGTTAAGGCCCAGCATTTTCAATTTAGTCATTTTGAATGTTATTTCTATTCTGTCTCGAATAAACCGAGGAAGATTAGTAATTGACTGATTCGCAACAACCAAATCGCAGGTCACCCCAGTTTCAGGATGAACAAAATGGCGATGTTCTGCCAAAAATGATTTATGATTTTTAGGCATTTTAGAGTCCGAGGCCCAGATACGCCAGGCCTCGTCGACACAAATCAGATCCCCCGGCTGGCAATATGTTTTCACCCCATCTAAATCTGAATTTTTATAGGGGAAAAAATTTTCGTCCTGAACCTGCTCATTTGTAACAAGCAAAACTTCGCCAATCTCAGCGTTTTTATAATTATCACGGACATAGTCATAAATTTTTTCAGCATTCAGGCCGTATATATTAGATACAACCCTACGTCCCTGAGCAACGGCGGGAATTATTACACTGCGGACAACCTCAAAACTTTTTCCACTCCCCGGAACACCGACATATGCAGAAATTGCCATAACCGCCCCGCTATCCAATAACCGGAATTCGACGAATTATAAATCTAGTAATAATTGCAGACACCATCATTGAAATACCTGTAGGAATCTGGAATAAATTCAGCCAAAACCAGACAGGATCAGGTAATTGAGCGAACAATTCAGCCACAGGTAACGGACTGACATCAATTAAATCAATCAAGACAGGTGTGAATTCCTGAACGATATAAAAAAGCCCAAACAAAAAAACAAATTTTATAACAACGGAGCGGAGCAAAAAACCCAGTGCGGTATAGATTGCAGCCAGCATATCAATCAACCCCCATCATGCGGACATTACCCGACGAAATGCAGAGAACGTCCAGACAATCAGAAAAATTATTTTTATCAGTTCGCGATTCTGTTCAATCAACCCACAATGAGAATCGATAACGAAATTTTTATCCCATATCTCGAACTCGGCGACAGGACAGGCTGCATCACGTGAACCAACCGAAAAATTACCCCAATCGGCTGGGAATATATTTAACAGAGGCGACAAAATAGTTTTTCCGTCAGGAGGACTATCGAGCGTTGGCTCGGTAGCAGTCTCACTACCTGCCCCCGAATCAGTCCCTCCCCCTGTTCCAGTATCTGTGCCAGTGTCAGTGTCTGTATCACTGGTTGTCTCCAGATCCTCCCATGGCGTGGTCCACTCGGCGTTAGTAGGCTCAGTTCGCCCGACAGCACTCAATGCCTCCGTGAAATCCGCCGCTGTTACGAGCGGATTGGAACTGGACACCGGAATCCCCGCATAATCTGACTGACTGGCAGCATCCAGCAACAGCGCATTGGCGACATCGGCCAGCCGTTGAGGATTCAGCGGGGTATTTTTGGCCGTCTCCTCCTGTTCAGCCGTGATATCAGCTGATTGCGGCGTGATAGACGAATCATAATCGGCGTTAGACAGGACCGTATAGCTAGCCGTTCGGTCTACCGTGACTGTAGAACCCGAGATGGTCGAATACGAATTCTGGTATTGGATCTGATAGGTTGTAGAGCCGCTCGAACCAGTGCTGGAACTCAGAACAGAAAAACCGGCTGAATACGTGCAGCCACTGGCGCTATTACAGGGCAGGAGACCATTAGAGGACTGATACCGATACGCCGAATAAATCAAATTTTCTGGATAATCGCCTGAAAAATAGGGCTTTGTTCCGCCTGAACCGGCTCCAACATAAAATTTTCGACCGTTATCAGCAGAATTCCCGGAGGACACACCCGCACTCTGGTCAACACCAAAAATCTCATCGCCCAGATCGAGCAGTGCCGAGCCCAGCCCCGCCCAGGTTATTGCACCAGTGGCCAGCTGAAATTTTGTAGGGTTTGGCGACATTGCAATCAACCGCTTAACTGACTGATTTAACGCTGTTTTTGTTGCATTCTCAAGTACCTGCCTCTCCGCAGCACTAACAGCGAGTTGAGCCGCACCGCGAGAGATGGCGGTGCGCAAAGCAGCTGCACCCGCAAAATTGGCGCCTGCGATTAGCAATGGCAGAAATGCATAACCAGTTGAAATTGGGAGGATTATTAAAAAAATAACCAGAATAATTTTTTTCATAATCCCCTCAGTCCGACAATTATCGCCCACGCCGAGACCAGACCCCAGATGAAAAAAACCATTTCCCAGCCCATAATCACCTCAATAAGGAGGGGAATACCCCTCCTGATTTTTTTAGTTGCTACCACCACGAACTAGGGCCAAAATGATTTTCGCGCCGCGCATCATGGCGTACAGGCCCAGCAGGGCTCCAGCAATCGCCAATACGCCAGTAGTCACAGGTGCGACAGAAAAGGAGTCAGTGAGACTGGAGAGGTCAACATCCCCCTCGGCGGCAAAACTCGCGGCCGGGGCCAGAATAGCGACAGACAGAACGGACAGTGAAAAAACCTTATTCATTTGTATAACTCCACGGATATTTAAAAACATAATTCGGTTTTTTAGCCGAATCGCGCGAGGCGCAGAATCACGCCGATTGAATGCGCCGCCAACCACAGACCCAGAACGCTGGACAGCGCAAAATAATAAAATGGCAAAAACTCAGAGTAGTCAGTCAAAGTTCCCCCCCTTACAGGCACTCATATCTCTGAGATCGACTCCTGACCAAACGAGAATCAACACAAAGACCATCATCAATATTAGAATCAGGAGCGTAAAGGAATATTCATTCATCAAAACACTCCGTGCCATCAAGATTTCTGATCTGAATAACACCAAGAAAATTGCATTCTGAGCAACCCTCACAGCCACAGTTATCGCAACGGTCGAAATAGAGCAAAAATTGTTTTGCTATCTCTATAACCTCTAGCGAATAAAAATCTGAATCCTCGAAAACAATTTTCATGAGAGGAATACCGGCAAAAAATAATATTTTATTGCCGCAGCCACAGCAAATACAGCCAGGAACAGTTTGCACAGAAAAGAGATTGCAGGATCCATGATCAAACTCCTATTTCATTTCTGTGATTTGATCGCTTTCAAGGAAAAAATTTATCGCAGCGCCGTTTTTCCCAACATAGGCATCCGCCCAAATTGGAATTTCAACATTTTTTCCCTGCAATGAGGAGATTTTATTGAGAATTCCAGAATCAATTAATTTTTTAGGCACTCGTATAGCGGTCTGAACCGACTGTGAACCACCCCACCCGTCAGGGCGGGAATTTTCAACCCCGATCTCATAAAACGAATAATTGCCCTGCGAATTAGTGAATTCCCTATTGCGAGCACCGAGAAATTTTCCACGAATTAAAATTGTCATTTTTACTACCTCATTAGTTAATCAAATTTGCAACGCCGTTCGATAGACAGAAATTTCACCTGGGGTCAGGTGCAGGCGACCACGTTCTCCAGCAGTTAGTAGCGCCAGAGCCGTAGGAGCATCAAAATGATCTATTAGAGAGCGGAGCGTTTTGCCTATTAATCTACGCCCCCAACGAATCTGAGAATCCAGACTAGCAGCAGTTTTTTCAATTTTTGTACGAACACGAACAGGCTCAGAATCAGCCAGTGTGCGAGCAAAATCGTTGCAACCGGCATAAGCCGCTGAAATATCTAACAATAAATCTACGCTTATTCTTTTTAGCTCGGCCTCATGCCGCCACCACGGCGTTTCAGGCTGAATAATCCCCTGCTCGGCATTTTTGTCGTAGGATCGCCAATAAACCTGAGACTGGCGCGAGCCGATGTAAATCGTTGTTCCACCGAGAATTTTTCCTGTTCTCGATTGAATTGTAGTCATTTTCGGTCTGGGGCCTTTCCCGCAGTAAAACGCGTCACCATCATACGCCGCAATAACAGAGTCAAAACCAGTTGCACCTGAATAATCATCGTAGGCCAGATCCAGACGATTCAAACAATTAACCCGGAGAATTTCGACTAAAAAATTGTGCAGTTCAATTGGCTGTTTTTTCTCGAAAAATTCTTTACAGGCGTGGCCATTCAGATAACAGTGCGCGGTATCCCTATTTCCACCAAACGCCAGATAGCCGAATTCAACAACCCCAGACAAATCAGTTATTCGGCAATGATCGAAATACCCCAATCTCCCCCGACCAGTAGCTGGTGATAACGACATAGCGAAAAAATCGCTGAAAATGAACCTCATGCGGTCCTCCAGAGCAGTGCAGCACAACTCCTGATAATGAATTTTATCACCAGATTCTGGCTGAACCGGCCACGGACCGAACCCAACAGGCCGAGAAAAATAAAAATCGCCTAAATCTCTCAGAGCAGAAATCTGAAACGAAAACGAAATTGTGTCAACGATAACAGTCACTATTCCCACCCTCGAAAAAATCAATACAAAAAATTATTAAATCGGCTGCGTTTTTTGCACAGTAATAATAGTCACCTACTCGCAGATGAAATCCACTCCCGTCAAAACCCTCTATTACCAGTTCAGCAGAAAATGGTAATTCAGCGTCGTCTGGTATTACCCCCGTATCACTCACACGGGGGTCGTCGGCGTCATATGCGTGCAT